GGGTCTGAAGCTCGGAAAACAGATGGGTGTCCTTCTCNTCCATCTCCTCGAACAGCTCCGCCTGGCGGGCCACGTCTCCGTTGTCGGCCTCCAGAAAGATGGCTGCCAGCGAGGACGGGGTCAGGCCCGAAGACGGATAGTTGCTCCACCGGTCCCGGATCGTCGTGACGGCGATCTGCCGCGGCTCGGGCCGCTTAGCCGTCTGGATCTCCCTGCCGAATGCGTCATACAGTATGGTCATGATCCCTTCCTTATCCCTCAGGTCTCAGCCCTCAGCCCTTTAATCGTCTCAGCCCTCAGCCCTTCTTCCAGCCCTTCAATAGGCTCCTCTGCGCCGGTATGCGCCTGGCGGCAGACTGTCCGCGGACTGCGCGAATCTCCGGCGCGCGACGGTCTGGTATTCGATCGGGCCGCCGCCCCATTCCTGGTGGACGGCGAACCAGGCCATCGCGCCGGCGACTCCCGCGTCGCCGTGGCGCTTTTTGTTGTCCTTGCCCTTGGTCCGGACTTCCGGCAACTTGGCGATTCCCCGGACGACCTTGAAGGCCCGGTGGTCCTCGATGGTGTCGGCGTCCCTGGCCAGTAGGATGGTCTTATCCTCGAACGCCGCCCGGTACTGGTACATGTGCTCCCGATACCACTGCTCCGTCAGCATGACCTGGGCGATACGGCCTGAGCCGTATCGCTGCATGGCGCGTTCGGCCAGATACTGGCCGTTNCCGCGGGCATCGAGGGCGCCGAAACGGAACCGGTTCAGGCGGTCGCAGATGTAGTTAAAGATCTGCTCCTGCTGCTGAAACGGGATGTTCCGCAGCTCCACATGGAACGGTGCGCGCCAGTTGGCGTTCTGCTGCTCGATGAGCGGGATGAAGACGGANAGGTCGCCAGTCCNGCCGAAGTCCTCGCCNACGACGGAGTTTTGTTCCGGATCCAGGNCGGNNAGCAGCGGCTTGAGGACCGTATCGCACCAGTCCTGCACCTCGGCGAAGCGGATATGATCGTGCAATTCCGCGAACGTGGCGGGCTGTTCATACCGGATCACCGGGATCTCGGCGGACAGGCACGTCTCGATCAGCGCTCGGGTCATGAATGTGCCGCTGCCCTGACTGGGCACGCAGAAGAGTTCCTCGTCGGCGTCCTCACCGTAGGAATCTATNATGCCCTGTCGCCAGGCCGCCTCGGCCTCGGGTGACCATTCGCGCCCAAGCACCTCGCAGATCCGCCGGTAGAGACCGTCCTGCAGGGCGTCGTCAAAATCCACCCGGTGGAGGCTGTAGGGCTTTTTCTTTGCCCGGATGTCCTGAATGACGCTGTTGAATTCGTTCGTGTCTCCAAAATGTGTAGATATGACCCGAACCTGCCCCCCCCACATCAGGAGCGCCATCGCCGCCTTCAGGAGCCCGGCCAGATCGTCATGGAACGCAGCCTCGTCGATGACCACGCGCCCCTGCTTTCCGCGGAGGTTTGTGGGGCGGCTGGAGAGGGCCGTGATCCTCCAGCCCGATTCCAAGGTTATCCGGTAGCCGAGGATCTTCTTCTCTACGACCACGCCGCCGATCTCNNCCTCATCGAGCTCCTCGCATTCCTCCATCGCGGACGCGGCGAGGTTGTACGCCCGCGCCCAGTTAGCGCAGTCGCCGATGAACTCCAGGGCCATGTCCTTGGTGTAGCCGATATACCAGACGTTCCGTTTCTCGCCGTCGCCCTTCTCGGAGGCGTAGAGCGTATCGTCCGCCGCCTCAGCCCAGGAGATCCCGACGCGCCGGGACTTTTCGATGAACTTGACCGGGGCCTGATCCGCAACCCAGCGGACCTGGTAGGACAGCAGGACGCCCGTGGCGCCCCGCGCCTGGTCAAAATCACTTATGGCGCCCGTCTCGATCATACGATCCCCAATATTTTGCGCTTGATCAGCTCGGCCTTTTCGTTCGACAGGCCACCCTGCTTGGCCACCTTGACCACCTCGTCGGCAGCTGCCGTCGTCTTTTTCCGCATCTCGGTCGCCCACTTCTTCTGGTCCACGCTGGCCTTGGAGAGCTTTGCGATCATGACGCCCATCTTGGGCAGGATATCAACGATGTCCTCATCCTGGTTCTTCACCAGGACGTCGAAGGACAGCTGCTGGATCAGGCGGATCAGGGCCTCGTTCATGTTGCCCTCGTCGTCTCCGACCACGCCCACGATGGCCTTGGCCTGCTCCGTGGCGATCTTGATCGCCTCGCACTTGGCCTGGAAGTCCTTGCCGAACCGGTGGATCGCGCTGCGGGATATCTCGAACCCCTGGTCGCGCAGCCACGACTCCAGTGCCGCGTAATCGGAGAAGCCGCCGGTCAGCAGCTTCCGCTCCAGCTCGTCGCGGATCTCGTCCGGGAGCAGTGCGATTCGGGACCGTGCCGGCATCGTCAACCGCCGATCAGGTCGCTGATCCGCTTCAGCTCGGCGGCGACCTCCCGGGTGCGGTTCTGCACCGATTCGAGTTCCGCGGACAGGGTCGCGACCACGTCGGGCTGCATCTCGTTGATGGAGCGCAGCGGGTCCAGCTCGTCGCGCAGGTTGTTGATCAGGCCGTGAAANCGGATCTCAAGGNNCCGCTTCTCCATCAAGAGTTCCTGGCGTCTGCCCATATATCTCAGCCGTTCGGTGTTCATTGGCTACCCTTCCCCACCTGTACGGTGTGTTTTTCGATTCTGACCTGCGGGCAGTACTGGTTCTCGCGGATGTCGTGCACCAGGCCCGTCATGGTCTGGGTGTTGAGCACGACCAGGTCTTTGAGGTCGCCGGCCACGCTGTCGTAGTTTTCCACCAGCTTCACGTTGTTCTTGTACATCTCCCGCCACTCGTCCATGTATCCGCGGTGCTCCTTCAGGACCGCGTCCAGCCGCCGGGCGTCGAACCACCACAGCACCAGCAGCAGCCCGTATGGCCCGAACGCCTGGAATATCTCCTTCATCACGCCGACGTTTGTGATGTCCATCAACCCCGTTTCCTTTCGCGTCTGGTCTGGCAGGCGATGCACCGCCTGAATCCCGGGTCTATTTTCAACCGCGCCTCGGGGATCTCTTCCCCGCAGTCGATGCAGATTCCGTTTCCGTCGCTTGGTTCCACCGCCTCGAAATGGCTTCGGATCGCGTTTTGCAGGTGCAGCTCGGCGTACTCCGACGCCTGGTCCAGATCGTCCATCAGCCTGCCAGTCTCATTTCCTCGGGCCGGTTTTTCCCCGCCCAGAACGCCGGGCCGCCGAACGCGCAGACCGCCCAGTAGTATTTTTGCGCCCGTCTCCGGCGCAGCCATTGCAGGATCGCGGGGCCGCCCGCGGCATCGATGAGCCGCAGAACGTTGTACAAAAACGACCGGTCCGCGCTTTCCTTGTCCGCATGGTCGCGGCCTGTCTCGTACTGATAATCGTGGATGTTGCAAGCCTCTGTGATGCGCAGCCCCCAGATCGTGTCCGGGATCACGTACCCGCACAGCCCTTTGCTGCCGCAGCCGTTGCAGATGCGGCCTTTTAGGATTTCTGACAGCCGCCAGTAGCCCGGAGGGGCAAAGAGCAGTGCCGTCGTCATGGCGTCTCCTTGTCTGCGTCGGCAGACATCCGCTGCATGAGTTCTTTCCAGGGCCGGAGCCGCTTGGCGTTGGTCGACACCTGATGCCGGATGCCATCCCGGAACACCCAGAGGCCGAGGGAGTTGAACCCAAGAATCAGACTTAGGTCGGAACGCTCAGATGCCGGCGCGATCTCGTCCGCCCCGCTGTCCAGGATCAGGGGGGAATCCGCGTCCGCCAGATACCCCACCACCACGTGCGGCCGGTCCCCTGGCGCGATGCGGCAGTACACGAGGTTTAGCAGATCCTCTTCCACGCCGATCCATTTGAGTGTGAAAAACTTGGCGATCGCAAAATCCTCGCAGTCGCCCTGGCCACGATCTAAAACTTCCTCTGGCGTGGCCCAGTATTCGGGTTTGCCCCACGACTTCAGATCGGCGGCGTACCGGATTCGGGTGTTGAAAAACCGGTTGACCGAGTCGAGCGCCTCCGAGTCCGGCATGCCTTTTGCCGTCCGGAGCAGGTCTTTGTACGCCTGATGTGTGGGGATGCGTTTCATCGTTTTATCCACCGCGCCGCAGCCGCTGAGCATCAGCAGCGCCAGCGCGAGCCATATCA